TCATCTCGTACCGGTGGCTCTCCTTCCTTTCGGTATCGGATTGTCAAGGATTATCCTGTAACAGAACTTTCCGTCCACCTTCACCGGCTCCCTTGCCACCATAAATCCGGCACATTTCTCCACCTTCGCGGCATCGAGTATCATTCCGGCTATGAAGCTGTTGGAGAAACGGGCGCAACGTGGGTCATTCCATATCATGAAGCCGTTTTCGTCATCCGATACGAACATGTACCAGTCTTTCGGCCTGTCATCGTCCCTGGCGATTCCCAGCCGGTTTCCGGCGTGCAGTTTAAGTTCCCTGCTCAATATCTTACTCAGGTACATGCTGCCGTCACGGCATACCGTGATGATCCGTTTTCCCTTGTAGGTCAGTGCCGGATGTGAATTGCTCTTGTCATAAACTGTCAGTTTCATAATCAATCATGTTTTTAGTGATACATTTATTTTCTGTCATGCCGCCTCGCCGGCCATAATCAGTCTTCTTTGGGCAATGAATCTCCGGTTCGCCCGGACGGATTCCATCATGGTCTGTGCCCTACGTGCCACCACCGATGTTTTCTCGCCCATGTGTCTGGCGATGGTACGGAACGAGCTGCCGGTCTCGTAAAACCGCAGCATGAATATCCTGTAATCCTCGTAGGAGAAGTGCCGCCTGAGGAATTTCTGTATGTCCCTTACCAGCCTGTCGCACCCGGTAAGCATCTCTTCCCGCTCATCGGTCTCTTCCGTGCAGTCCGCCTCACCCAGTCTTGAGAAATACTCGTCCCCGGGGTTGTCGTAACGGCTGTCTTCCCTTGTTCCCGATTGCAGGATTTTCCGATAACACCCGAAGAAGTAGGATTCCAAGTCCTCTATTCCGTTGTTTGAGAACATCACCTGCTTCCTGACTGCCAGATACGCGTCATGGAACGCGTCCTCGTTGATCTTTCCATAAAGGGACACGCTCTCTTTCAGTCTCGCGTATGAACGGTTGAACCATCCGTTGAATTCTTTCACGTCTTTTGTTGCCATATCCTTTGATTTTTATCTGTTAGACATCCGGCCTGCGGTGCAGGCACTCTTGTTTCTTTGTATGCTTTACAGCCGTTCTCCCGCCGGAAAGGTGTCAAGGCTCGGCAGGAAAAAATACCGGAGCGCGGAGCGTGAGGATGATTTTTTCCCAGCCGACCCGCAGGGCCCAGCCTTGCGCCCCGGTGGGGAACGGCTACCTTTGCTTCAAAGAAATAAGGGTGTCCTTTGAGGTTTCCACCTTTGATTTTTTCACCTGACGGTGAAAAAGAATGTCTGTTGGAGACACGTGCCGTCCGGTTTGTAGGCGATTCCCGTTTTTTTATTTTCTTCGCTTCCGAAACGGTTTACGGGCACATGAATCCCTTTCAGATACCATCTGTCTGCCATTCCGTTTTTACAATAAAAAATCAATGTTAAACTTAAAATTACAGGAATATGGAAGTAGTGGTCATAGACAAGGCGACTTTCGAGAGGATGCTCTCGGAGTTCGAGAATTTCGCGGGAAAGGTGGAACGTCTCTACCGGGAACATGAGGATCTGGGAGAGAGGGAATGGCTTGACAGCGATGACGTGTGCAGGCTGCTCGGTATCAGTCCGAGAACCCTACAGACGATGCGGGAGAATGGGACGCTGGCTTACACCAAGATAAGCCACAAGGTGTATTACAGGCCGGAGGATGTGAAGACTGTCTTTCCCGTGGTGGAGATGAAACGGTGTATTGTAGCCAATAAAGGAAGAAATTGTAATACTGATACAGTTAATCATAAATATCGTGCTTATGAATGACAATGGCAACATCCGGCTGCTGACACCGGAAAACGACATGCGTGTGAGAGCCTTTTTCTCGTCGCTGGAAGACCTTTCAAAAAGGGTGGAGAAAATATGCGACAGCAACAAGCCGTCACTGGACGGGGAACGCTATTACAACGACAAGGAGCTGGCGGTGAAACTGAAGGTCAGCCGCAGGAGCCTACAGGATTACCGCAACAACGGCATACTGCCATATATCCGGGTAGGAGGAAAAATCCTGTACAGGGCTTCCGACATTGAACGGGTGCTGATGGACGGGTACAGGGAAGCGTACAATCAGAATAGAAAAACTTGGTTCTAACCCCATAAGGTTGCTTTTATTCCGTGAAACTATCCTCTGAGTATAGAAATTACGGATAAAAGCAACTTTTATCATAATGTGATGGCAAAATAAAAAGTAGGGAGAAAAATGTAAAAAGTAGGGAGAAAATCATCGCCTTGCTTTCACAGGATAATACACTGAGCGCAACAGCACTTGCCCGGCGGATAGGAATAACCCCCAAAGCCGTGGAAAAACAGATTGCCAGGTTGAAAGCGGACGGGACACTCCGACGAATCAGGCCGGACAAAGGCGGGTATTGGCAGGAGGTCGAAAAAGCGGATTGATTTTTCTGGAGGGAGCGCAGTTTGCCGCCTGCCCATTTCATGCTGTCTTCAAAAAATATCCCTCCTATTATAGAATATCAGAACAGCATACAGACTGGTTATATAATACAGACTGTATGCTGTTTCTTTTGGGGTTGTTTTTGTATCGACTTTTCCGTCAGTCGCTTGTTTCCGCTGCCGTCGGCGTCCATTGTACAGACGTGAAAGGGGAAAGGTTTTCGGGCTGAATACCCTTTGCCCGCAAAGGAAGATTCTGCCCGAAACGGCACAGCCGCCTGACCTTTCCGCTTTCAGAAAAGTCTGTACTAACTTCCATGGACGGCGAGGAGACAGGCGGCTGCGAAACTGTCATTGGTTGTCATGGCCGGAATGTGTGCGGTGTTTGCTTCTTTTTTCCATCAGTTTGTCCATTTCCTTTGAGATTTTGTCCTCCGTTATCCTGGCATATCCCTGGGTCGTGCTGATATTCGAGTGCCCCATCATCTTGGCTATGCTTTCGATTGATACGCTCTCTGAAATAAGGAGAACCCCGAACCCGTGACGGGCCTGGTGGTAGGACAAGTCATCGTTCCTGCCCAGAATCACGCCGATTTCCCGTATCTCGTGCCAGATGGAATCCCGGCTTGGCAACGGGAACACGAGATTGTGCATGTCGGTGGTGTTGTACAATGCCAGTATCTGTTCAGCTATCGGGTGTAAGGGGATAACGGCCTCCACGCCGGTTTTCTTGCGGTTGATGCGGATAAACCGCCTGCCATCCGCTGTCGTTTCGATATGGCGCGGATGAAGCTGTTTGATATCGGCATAGGCAAGTCCCGTCAGGCATGAAAAGATGAACGCCCGTCTGCCCAGTTCCGCGCGTCCGTCATTCAAGGGCATGGCCATGATTCTTTTCATTTCTTCACGTGTGACGTACTTGTGCCTGGGTGCGGGCTTCTTTTCATATTCGACATCCTCCACCGGATTGGTACGCAGTATCTCGTTATCCACGGCAAGATAAAGCAGCCTGTTCAGCCAGCAGAGGCAACGGTTGGTCTGCGTGGAACTGAAATTCTTGTTCCGTACAAGAAATGCCTTGTAACCTTTGCCGAAGTCTTCCGTTATCTCCTCAAAGGCAATGTCCTTCCTGCCCAAAGAGGTAAGATAGTCCGTCAGGTATTTCTGGAAGTATCGGGAATGGCGGTAGGTGGAAATGGAATTTATCTCTTTGCTCCGTATTCTGAGACGTTCGCGCTCTATCTCACCCATCTGCAACAAATGGGTGGGAACCACGAACTGTCTTGTCACCCGGGTCTTGATGATTTCCGCGCTGACGATACCCTGTGTCCTCAGAATATCCTCGTAAGTCTGTTCGATATACTTCCGGTACTCTTGCAGTCTGGCGTTTTCCCTTACCGTGCGTGTTGTTCCGGTTTTGGCGTTCCAGTCTTCCGGCCTGCAATATATACCGGTAGTGATGGCGGTACTCCTGCCGTCAATGGTGATGCGGCACATGACAGCCGTGGTTCCGTCAGCCTTTACCTTGCCGCGGTTGATGTAGAATAATATGGAAAATGTACTTCTCATGATATCCGTTGTTTGGTGGTTATAAAACAAGTTTGAAATCTTTGGTAGCCTCGATAAGCCTGTCCATATCCTCGAAAAGTTTTTTAGGTGTCACGCGGGCATACACCTGTGTCGTCTGGATATTGCCATGCCCCAGCATCTTGCTGATGGTCTCAATCGGCACACCCGCTTCAAGGGTGACGAGCGAGGCAAACGAGTGGCGTCCGACATGGTAGCACAGGTTCTCCTTTATCCCTGCCAGTACGGCCAGTGCCTTCATATGGTTTCTCATGCTCGGGTAGTGGATCATCGGAAACAGGGTGTCCCTTTCATCGTCATGATATTTTTCTATCAGGTCAACGGCTTCCGGCAGCAGTTTCACGCTTGCGCGGAGTTCGTTCTTTTTCCGGTGGTATTTCAGCCACAATTTACCCTCCTCGTCCGTATGCAGGTTTTCTTTGGTGATTGTCACGGCATCACTGTAGGCTACTCCGGTATAGCAGGCAAAGAGGAACAGATCTCTTGCCAGGCGGTGGGTCGTGCGGTGTGGGGCTATCTCGACATCCCGTATCTTCTCGAAACTTTCCCGGCTCAATGCCTTTGGCGTCTTGACGGTCTGTTTCGGAAGGACATAATGCTGGAACATGAACCGCTCGGAATGACCTTCCTTATAGGCTTTCCGGCAAGACTTCTTGACAATTGCCAGGTAATGCCGTGCGGTATCCACGGCGTGTCCTTTCTCGTCAAGGATGAAATTCTCGTAATCGTGGATGAACTGCTCGGTGAGCTGTCCGAAAGCCAGATCCTTTGTCTTAAACCTGGCTTCAATGAACTCGCGCATGGTACGGCAGGTATAGTCGTATGCCGGATATGTCCCTTTGGCCCGGTCTATCCCGATACGGCTCTTCACTTCATCCCTGACGGCATCCAGTATTTTCATCAGGGTCATCTGGGTGCTCATGCTACCCTGAAAGGCATCCTTGACGGAAGCGGCGTTAAAATCAGCCTTTCGTTCCAGAAGGGAATCAAACGCGGCATTGACATCAAGCAGCAGCCTGTCGATTTTGGCATTGGTTTCAACGGCCTCCCTGCTTTTGCCGTTCAACCGGCTTTCGCGGGGATTCCACAGCCCGGGAGTACAGGAGAGTTTACAGCTGAACTGCGCCATCGTCCTGTTCACGGTGATGCGTCCCATTATCGGGGCTTTGCCCGACTTGTCCAGTCCGCTCTTTTTGAGGTAGAGCAGAACCTTGAATTTTTCTACTTTCATACGCTTATAATTTTAGTGGCAAATTTACCTGTTTTACAAGCGTCCTTTGGTATGCAAAACTATGACAACCAGTGTAATATATCGTCGTTTCAAATTATCTGATCCGCTTCGCGTTACCTTGATACCTTTCGGTAACTGTCCGGCTAACGGTTTGGTAACTGAACAGCTGCAATAATCCTCAAATTCTTGCGTTTTCTCCGTTTGGAACAATGTGGAGAAATAACACATTTTCAGATTATTACGTTATAGCTTCTTTTCTTTTCCAGTGCTCATTTTACTTCTCTATTTCCATGTGGCCCGGCACACATTCGCCACGATGATGCTGACCCTTGGAGCAGATCTCTATACTACCTCGAAGCTGCTCGGTCATGCGGATGTGAAAATGACGCAGGTGTACGCAAAAATCATCAACCAAAAGAAGGATGATGCTGTCAATTTGGTAAACGGATTGTTCGATTGACCCAATGTAAATCGTCGCATTTTTAGTGATATAAAGTAGGACTGTTCTCATATCTACATATAGTCGGGGTACATCCAGATTTAGGTTTACTTTAATCCGAGTGCGTATAGGGGAAAAACCAAAGTGAACTAATTTATAGAGGTCTCACTTGTTGTTAATATAGGAAAGCAATAAACATATTGAGTAGATATTGATTATCCTTAATCGAGTAGGAGGAAATATAAATAACATAAACAAAGAAAACTCTTATCCGCACCGTCTCGCAGGAACTTGACCCGCCCGTGAAATAGGCCGGATTCAGGTCCTTTGTCGTCAAGGACATTCCGCTCCGACGATTCTACTTCGCCCGTTTAGGAGAGTATACCGCTTCAAACGGTTCAAAACAAATCGTCTTCGTGCCGTCCCGGACGAAATAACCCCAACAGCACATGAACGCTCGGTATAGCGGTTGGGGACAAAATTTGGCTTAATCCTCAACCCTGTAGGTTCGATAGCATATAATCGGGTACTCCTTGAAAACGCTGTACCGGCACTACTTTCGTCTGCGATATTCCGCCGGCGTCATTCCCGTCTGTCGTTTGAACAGGCGGGTAAAGTATTGGGGATACTCGAATCCCAGCTCGTATGCGATCTGGCTTATCGGGCGTTCGTCCAATGCCAGTTTGTCTTTCGCCGTCTCAATCATTCGATTCTGGATATGTTTTCGGGTATTCATACCCGTTTCGCGTTGAAGCACGGCGGTCAGGTAATCGGACGAAAGATTCAGTCGGTCGGCAAAATATTTCACGGTCGGCAACCCGTTTTTCGAGAGGGAATCGGAATGGAAATAATCGCGGAGCAGTTTCTCGAACCGGCTTACGATATCCATGTTTTCCCGATGCCTCATCTTGAACTGCCGATCGTAGAATCTGCGGCAATAGCTCAGCAGCAAGCCGATGGAGGCACATGCTATTTCAGGTGTATGTTCGTCGATGCGTTGCCGAAGCTCCCGTTCGATGTGACGAAAAATACTCAACACATGTCCGATTTCCTCTTCCGACAGGTGCAACGCCTCGTGGAGTTCATACGAAAAGAATACGTAATTTCCGATGTCGCGCCCCAGTGCCGTCCCCCGGATGAAATCGGAATGCACCATGACGGCCCAATTGTCCTCTGCCGGCCGGAACGGCTCTCCGTACTCCTGAAAAACGACCGTCTGTCCCGGGCTGGTAAAGACCAGCGTACCGTCCGAGTAATCGTACATGTTACGACCGTATTTCACACCGCACGATGAGTTTCCTCGGCAGAGTGCTATGACATAATAGTCCTGCTTCCAGCCTTGCGGATGGCTGTATTCGGCGATTTGCGAGAAGTTGACAACAGAAATCAACGGATGATAGGTCTTGACTCCGATGATGCGGTTGAACTCCTGCGGTGTTTTGCAATGTATGATTCCGTTTTTGTCCTTCATTCGGCAAAAGTAATGTAAAATGCGGATTATCGCATCATTATCACGGATTCATATCATACAAACACGGATTTGTTTACCCAGTATGTTTGGCATAACCGCTACATTTGTCGAAAAATAAATGAAAATCCGCATGAAACGAATCGAACATCAAAAAACGGCGTCGCCGACGACCGTATTGCTTTTTTCGGGAGCCATCGTGCTACAAATTGTCGGCATGTCCCTCTTTCCACTGACGGCCGGCTATACGAAGTTCTGGCCCACACTGGCTTCCATCCTGGCCTTATTGCTCGGCTCATCGCTTTTTTGCCGGATGCTTTACAAAGGTGTCGCACTCAGTTTTCTGATACCGTTAGGTTCAGCAGTCATACCGCTTGTCGTGAGCATGCTGGGAATATTCGTGTACGAGGAAAGTATATCGGCATTGAAAATCACGCTGCTTATAGTGGCCTGCGCCCTGATAGGCATCGCAGGTAAAATGAAATAAGTAGACGTCATGGACAGCCTACCTGCAACTACAATCGGACTATTTTTGATTGCGACGATGTTCTCCCTGGGAGCAACGGCAATTTGGCCGCGGACACAGGGATTTACCCGACCTATACCGACGGCTCTGTCTATACTGATGCAGGTAATATGCCTCGTATTGATGAACCGCATTGTCGATTCGGGAGTCGAGTTGAGCTTTCTCGTACCGCTCAACGGGGCATTTTCACCGCTCGTGATGATTTTTGTCGGCGTTTTTCTCTATAAGGAGAAGGCGTCAGTTTGGAAAATCGCTGTCTTGCTGACGGCATGCGTGCTGATTGGTTTTGCAAACTTCTTATAAACTGGTAAATATGAATAGCGAACAACATACTACAGCCAAAGTCTGGCTGATTACGGGAGCATCTCGTGGTATGGGACATGCCATTATGGAGGCGGCGCTCGCCGCCGGGCATTGCGTGGCGGCGGTCTCGCGCAGCGGAGAAATAACGACGCATATCGAAGACGGGGCAGCGCAGCTGCTTCCGTATGCGTTGGATGTGACGAATACCGAACAGGCGGTGTTCGACCGGATGGCCGAAGCGGTCGTGAAGCACTTCGGACGCATCGACGTATTGGTAAACAACGCCGGTCACGGACAATTCACCTACTTCGAGGAGTCGGACGAGCAGCAGATTCGTGACGTATTCGAGACCAATCTGTTCGGACTGATGCGCGTTACCCGTGCCGTTTTACCGGTCATGCGCAGACAACATGCCGGACACATCTTCAATATTTCGTCCGCTGCGGGATATTCGGGTGTCGGACCATCCATTTACCACACGAGCAAATTCGCCGTTACGGGGTTCTCCGAGTCCCTTGCGTTCGAGACGGAACAATTCGGCATCCGGGTTACGATCGTCGCTCCCGGCCTGTTCCGCACGGATTTCATGAATTTCAATTCCGCCTATCATCTTCCCGCACGACCCATTGCGGACTACGACGCATTCCGGGAGCGGATGAGCGGTTTCGTGAAATACATGAACGGTCGAGAGCCGGGCAATCCCGAAGTGTTGGGAAGACTGGTCGTGAAAGCGGCCGACAGTGAAAACCCTCCGCTGCATCTGCCCGTAGGTGCGGATGCCATCGAGACGCTCGAAACGCACCACGAGGCACAGCGAAAGGATGTCGAGGCATGGCGTGAGGTGTCCTGCGCCACCGCGTTCCCTCCCGAAGAGTCGGAAGTCGATACGCAGGCGTTTTTTCAATGAACCGAAGCATGAGGGGTGGAAAATCCGAAGGCATGAAAAGCAGGATGCCCGATTTGCAGAACACAAACCGGAGTTGTCTGAAATTCAGTTGTCGAATCGGTTAATTATGAATAAGAAATCCCTTATCCGCACCATCTCGCAGGAACTCGACCCACCCGTGTCGCAGGACAGAATCGCCAGGATTCTCGACAAAGGGCAGTTCCTCCAATCCAAGGACGGCACACGGTTCATTTCCGCTTCCAGTCTTTCATCGGCACTTTCTGCCGCCAGAAATAACAAGACATCGGTCGCCTATGGAATAAAAAGAGTTATCAAGGAATTGAAACTATAAAGCAAGTTAATTGACATGAAAGAACAAATCAAAAAGTCTTCTCTTTTTTTGAAGAGAAGCAGCACCTAACCCACTTTGCTACCGAAAAGGATGTAGCGGAGGAATTGTTTGAGTTACTTTCCGAAGCGAGAGAACTCTATCTTCAGGATGTGATTGTGGGTGACAAGCGGTATAGCCGCTATGTGGATGACTTCATAAATAGTCACCGGTACATCAACTGCAACAGTGCAATTTGCCGGAATTGCCACGAGATGAACATCCACATCGTCAAGGGACTGCTGAACGAATGCGCCCACCTTATCCAGCCTCTTTTTGCCGCATCCGACTTCTCCTTTGAAAAGTGTATGGAGCTGCGAAGGATGTATGACCGGTCGGAACCGTTGCCGCCACCTATCGCGCATCATACCGATGGTTTTATAAAAGCTCCGCCGCTTTCTTTCGGCTGCAACTTCACCCAAGAACAGATGACAGGTATTGTGTCTTGTGCCAATACTTATCATCTGTTTTGCGTTTCAGAGGTTTGCATCGAGGATATGGAAGCTCTCTTTTCCTGCAAGGAGGGCTTTCATATCCGGGTGAATAATCTTCGTCATGTAGTTATCCTTTTCGATGTGCTACTCGAAAACTCCTTCATCCAATCCCGCTGGCAGTCCGTTCTGGATAAAGGGCAGTTCCTGCAATCCAAGGACGGCACACGGTTCATTACCGCTTCCAGTCTTTCATCGGCACTCTCCGCTGTCAGAAACAACAAGACATCGGTCATCTGCGGAATAAAAAGAGCCATCAAGGAACTGAAAATATAAAGCAGGAATCTCTCGCAAAATGGAAAAGCACTGTGTTTGACCAAACCATACATAGTGCTTTTATATTTCTTCTTAAACTCAGGACATGAGAGATTCTTATATTCCGATCTCTATGTAAGTACATTGCCATTCGCGGAAACCAAATTGGCGTACTTATTGTCCACGAAATTCTTTTCGGGGGAGCCTAATACCCCGACAGTCTCACGCTGTCTGGAATGTTGTCATCTTATCTGCAAGCAGGAACGTAGCCCTTATCCAACTTATTCGTTTTTTATTATATGACAAATAAAATTCACATGCTTTGATTTCTCATTGTAAAAAGACAAACACTCATTAGTGTTTAGATTGTATTTCTCGTAAATTTTCTAACAATGCTAGGACTGGAGCTGTTTTACTTTCTTCTTCTGGAATTATTGGATCATCGTCCCATTCCAATGCATTACATGTACTATCCATAGCAGACACTCGCCACGCGTCCGTGATAATAACTTTCAATTCTATTGACTCATTGAAGTCAATAGACCTCAAAAGCTGTTTGGCATCATCACTAATCAACGCTGCAACTATACAACATTTGTCGAAGCGAGGATATATCTGTTCAAATGCATCCAGATTCTTCGAATCAGTTGGAGTCATAGTATGTTTTCTGCACATTATGCCTACATAACGACCATCATATCTATCATCCTCAGATACTACAGGAGCTACACATACACGGTACCATGTTGGATGATTCTTATTTATACCTTTTATTATCTGTATTTCTATATCGGGTTTTCCTTGCCCTATACTTGATTTCCACTCATGTATTATCTTTTTCCCTTCCTCAACGTCCTTAAATAGGAATGCAAGAACGGGCGGGCGTTCCATATTTCTGTCGAAAACAAATCCTACCCCAGACCATTGGGCATTGTCCCACCATTGCATATTGGATGATATCGTATAGACAGACATATTTTGTTGTTGTGATTTATGGCGTTTTAGAGGCTTTACAGCCGGTCTAGTTATTAAGCATGGATAAATCTTATCATTTGCATTCTGCCATTTGCTAATAGAATACTTAAAATTATCGCCAAGAACAAAATATACAGACCTATTCAGTTGCATCAATGAAGATACCCGATCCATTATCTTTTCACTCTTTTGACGTTCTTCCAACAACTTTTTAACATCATCTTTGGAGACAGTGTTATAAGACATAAAGAATCCGATAAAGTAAACGAAGCAATTCCAATAGACAAGATCTGTTAAAGTCTCATGATTCACATAAAAGATGTACTCTGTATTTGTATCTCCTTTACATAGTGATGAATCCTCTTTCGTCTCCTTTATATGGATTTGTATCTTTGGCTGCAGAATAACCAATTCTATGTTGGCAAATGTTGCCAGCATAGTTTCCACAGAGGCTAAAAATGTTTCTGCAACCAATTGGTTCTGAATGCTGTTATCATATGTTACATAAAATCTACAGTTATTGGCAAGCGTTGAGAGTGTTGTTGTTTCGTCAGTAGCTATGGATAATTGTCCCCAAAACTGCTCATGAATAGGCTGTTTAAGCAATAAATCCTGCCAATTACCAGCAGTTATAAGTTCTGCAAAATGTTCATCTACTTCATCGGTATATCCAAGAGCGTATTTCAGATAATTAGTAGAAAGAGGCATATCACATCTATCAAGGATATCAGGAAGTATAGAGAATTCCGGATTACCTGTGTCTGCCATCGCAAAACGACAAGCCCAACCACCATCTGCTATAGTATCTCGTTCTAAAAATAACTCGCTTTCAAATTCTTGTCCATTGCGAGAAATAATAAAAAGCAATTCTCTCCAATTCAAATACATCACCAATCTACCAAGCATCAACTCAATCTCACACAGCGTTGAGAGAACGGTAATCAACAAATGAGGAATTGCTCCATGTTCATAGAAATCCCGGACAAGGAAAGATGCTGTTTTTACCAAATACGCCTCAGCACTATAGGGCAGCTCCAAATGATATAACGCCATTCCCATATTGCCACAAGACTTGACATATTCTTCTTCACACCCTTCTTTAAGAAATGATTGTACACAATGTCCCAAATGCTTGATAGCAGACACATAGTTTCCTTTTTCCATTAAGGCGTTAGCACGAGTAAAATGTGTCATAGCACCCTGAACTTCCGACTCTCTTTTTGAAGATATGTCTGCGATCATATCAACGAGTCGCTCAAATTCCGGATTATCAGATATTACTCGTCCCAGCAACTCAACGATCCGTGATTGTGCACTAAAACTAATATCAAGATAATTAGCACACTGCTCTATAAGTGATGTTAGTGTCTGTAACTCGTCCGTTAAATCTTCATTTCGATTAATCAATTGGAATAATCTATGCTCAGATATGTATAAGTCTAAAAACAACTGACATGGTTGAGATAATTTGGAACACTGTCTTAATTCCTTAATAAATTGTACCTCAATGGCAAACTTACTTGTATCAAACAGTCCCAATGATATTACATTTTCAAGATTAGTGAGGATATTGGTCAGCCGCTCTATTGTATGTACGGTCGGATGTTCTTTTGTATAATCCTTTAACTTTAAATAGTCTGAATAGGTAGCTTCAACATCATGGAACCAGAAAAATGAAGTCCATGCATGGTTGTAAATAATATTAAATATTTGTATGGATGTACCATGAACTTTTGCTTCTCTTAAAGCACGATTGAATCTCCCTTCAGTCTCCATTCGAGGTTTTTCTAACCCTCGACTTAAAATACAAGTCTTCAAAAGATCATTTACATAATCAGTATCGAGGTCCGCGACTGTATGCTTAATAAGATCGTCTTCTATCTTATTTAATTCCGACTTCCGCTCTTTGTCGTTAGGTCCTATTTTTATAGTCTTTTTACGGTACTCATCGGAAAAATTCAATTTCTCAATGGCGATATCCAAACAACCTTGTTCAAATACAGCAAATGAGAACCACTTTCCATCAAATATGCTTACAGATATTCCATACTGCTGTGCCAATTCATCTTCTTTAGCTTGCCGTGAACTGGATTTTATTTTCTGGTTGGTAAAATAAAGTAATTTGGTATATCCGCGTTTGGTCTCCACCGCTTTCTTAACATCAGCTTCAACTTTACTCTGCCAACTTTTTTGAACGCTGATAGCGATAGCCCATTTCTGGTCGCCTGTACTACCTTCTGATATCCACCATTTATCCGATATTGCTTTATCAACAGGATATGTTTCCCCATCTACTTTTCCATCACCGCCACCATCCGGACCTGTTTGCGGTTTAATATTCGGTGTAATCAAACGAGAAGCTACCGCAATCGCAAAATTTTCAAATTCTGACTGTTTCTTATCCTGCGATAGTTGCTGGAGTTTTAAATCAAATACTTCAGTTGTTAATCTCGTCTCATATACAATTTCTGTATCCGAAAACAGATTACTTCTCATTCGACGATAATAGGAAAAGAAATCTTGTCTCAAAGCATCAAGTTTCTCCTCCTCATCCATTGTAATATCTTTTATATTTTTAGTCATTTGCTATATTAAATCAGTTACTGAACAAATATCTCACTGTTCACTAATTCGTTATTCTATGTCTATAACTATTATACACTGGGGATATAGCCATTCTCTTTTATGAACTGTGCTGTTATATAATTGAGATAGACTCTATGCAATCTGCAGATAAAACGATTAATGTGATTAAACAAATCTATTAGTTGCCAAGTCTCCATTACAATCTTGCTCTCATTTATTTCTTCGTGCCGCAGTTCATACAGCTTAAATATGTCAATATGTACTTCTGCATCCCGCACATCTTTCCACCAAGAATCTTTCGAGATTTGCTCTAAATCCGACAATAGTTCGTCAAACTCTCTTCTGAATCCGGGAAACATAGTGACGATACTTTCTAACTGAGCGCAATATGAATACTTATAGCCTTTTTTGAACCCGTATAGTCTTTTGAAACTTTCATTGAGTTGAACTTTCAGTTTTCCTCGAACAAAACTTTTTTCATAAAGATTTGTCGCCCTAACAAACAACTTGTTCAGAACAATGCAATCACAAAAAGCATAACTGGTAAAAGTCTCAATATCTATTATCGTCTTGGTTATCTTATTGTAATCCGAATTGTCTGATACATGATACTCATTTGCAAATTGGTGTATGCCCTCAACATACCCGGAAAACTCGTTTATATATTCGTCTGATATTCTGCAGAATTCGGCTCTCTCCTCTGCAGATAACACCCTATTATTATATGTTAGTTTATGAATCATTCAAAGGTCATTGGTTCTTAACTAATAATTTTCATCTTAGGCTTGAACTTCTCGGAAATTCCGAAGAGTCCAGTCTTATATAGTGCCATCCAATCTCTTACAAGAACATTGTCATATATACAGGGATATAGTCAATCCCTTGCTCTCGTTTTAGGTCTTTGGTATAGATGATATATTTATTTTTAACTCGGTCGGAGAATTTATCGCAAAAGGCATCCAACGATGCATGCGATTTGTAACCCGAGGACTTCACCTCAATCGGCGACACCTTATGACCATCCGATATTAAAAAATCAACCTCATAATATTTCTTTCCGTCTGCAAATGGTATCGTATGATAAAACAACTGTTTACCTGCGGTTCGCAACATTTGCGCAATAACATTTTCATAGACATAACCCAAATTAGTACTGAGTTTGTCATTCAGCAACTTTTCATATATGATGTTGTCGGTAAAATCCTTGTCCTTGAAAGCCAGTGTGACAAACATTCCGGTATCGGACGCGTATATTTTAAAACGTTCATTGTCCATTGTAAGAGCCAGTCCAACATTCGGATCATTGGAATGATATGCAACATTTGCAGACATGAAATCATTCATCATTTTGACTACGCCTGCAACCCGCTCTGCTCTTTCGCCGGGTATAGCCGATGCTATTTGATACCGCGAGGCATTCTTACTCAACTGTGCAGGTATAGCATCGTACAATGCGGTAGCTCTGCCCGTGTCATCCAACTTCCAAAAATCTTCTTCGTACAACGAGACAATATCCCGCTTTACTAAATCTACCGCTCCGAGATTGTTCGTCTTAATATATTCTGCTACGGCTTTAGGCATACCTCCAACCAGCATATACAAGCGGAAATCGCGCATCATTCTCCGATGAACGGCATCGCCTAACGGTATGCGTTTTTCAAACGTCGTACGCAGCAACGGTATCGTGGCGGTATCGCCCAACGCCCAGCGAAACTCTTCATAGTCCATCGGAAACATATCGACCCGCGTCTCCTCGCTCGGCAGCAGGATATCCTGACTGCTCTTGTGAACGGTAATGAGTGAACCGGTCTCGATATAGTCGTATCGACGGTCTTTAACCAAATGTTTGATAGCCTGACGAGCCAAAGGAGCCTTTTGTATTTCATCGAATATGATTACAGACTTGCGTTCAATCAACTGCACACGATAGATAAGTTGCAGTCGAAGGAATATATAGTTTAGGTCTGATATATCATTAAAAAGTTCCTGTACTTCTACTGGCGCAATGGCAAAGTCGATGAGAATGTAGGACTCATATTCATTACGGGCAAATTCTTCTGCAAGTGTGGACTTTCCGATTCGTCTTGCTCCCTGTATAAGAATGGCTGATTCACCGTTCCGCTCCCTCTTCCATTTGAGCAATCGGTCGTACATCTTGCGCTTAAATAATATTGCGTTTTTCTCCATGTTCGTTAATTTTGGTATGCAAATATAGTACTCTTTGCATTTTCCACCAACTTTTGTTTGTTAATCATGTCAATATCCACTGTTTTTTTTATGTAAATTCTGCCAATATCCACCAGTTTTATTTAATATACTAGATTGGTTAATAATTTGACACACTTACGATACTTCAATTTAATCAGCCATTTGCAAGGTCGATATGTATTTGTCCATTATCTTTTTGAAAGATGTCTTTCATTTACAACTTGAGTAGAATGTGCCTTGAAAGTAAAACAGACAGGCTTACGTCGTAGGAAATATAACATAAAACAAAAACTACAGCGAAAAGAGAAAATATGCGGTGAACCTTTCTTCTCTTTTGGCTGTATATTTTGCAAGTGGTCAGATTATGGAAATGCGTTGAAAATTCAGTTTAGTTTGTGCATTAGCCTTATATATGCTAAATCAAAGTAAACTATATTTAGGTAGGCATATTTGCCTTTCTATATGCCTATGGTTTTATAGAAGCAACTACCTTTGCAGAAAACACAAGTTTCAATGAAGATATGAGACAAAGACCACAGCCCATTTTTTCCTTTTTTGGCTGCAACAATTCATCGATGAACTGCCGAACGGCATTCTTCGGATAAGAGGTCGATAATCGGAAAACTGCTTTGAAAAGCACTTTGAATGCGATCAAGTGCAAGGGATGAAACTAACTGAAATACGAAAAACCGAGAATCGCTTAAAATATTGATTTTGTTTCTATATTGTTCCTTTGACAAGATAGGAAAAATGTTATTTTATTGATATACAGAATCTAAACTTTGTTTATTGTAATATTTACCAGATTCTGAAAACGAGATAATATCCTAAACGCTTCTACGTTAAATTTCTAATATGTCAGTGCAAAGATAATAGCTTTACTTTGATTATAAATGTTTAGTTGCATATTTTATTTTGATACAGATGATTTTGTTGATTAACCGTCTGGTCTAGAGATTATTAACTATGATTGTTGTGCCAATTTGAAACTGGAACCGTATATTTGTACAGTTAAATAGTAATTAATATGAAAACAGCAGTAATTTTAGCACGAGTAAGTACAATGGCACAAGATTTTGACCGTCAGGTTAATGAACTGAAATATTATGCATTGAATAACGATTTGAATATAGTGAAAATATTTGCTAATAAAATTAGTGGGGCTAAAAGTAATGATGAACGTTGTGAAATCATTGAACTGATACAGTATGTAAAAGAAAACCACGTTGATAAAGTATTGGTACTTGAAATAAGTCGCTTAGGACGGAATACGCTGGAGGCTCTGAAAGTGATTGAATTACTTAACCATGAGAAAATTTGTTTATGTGTAAAGAATTATAATATTGAAACGCTGGATAGCTTGGGGAATATTAATCCAATGGCACAATTTCTTATTACTATTTTACTGGAAGTTGCTAGAATGGAACGTACTACAATTCGACAACGAATGGAAAGCGGATATGTGCATCACATACAAAATGGTGGGGTTGTTGGACGTAAAACTGGTTATCGTAAAACTGTATCGGAGATGAAAGAACAGTATAAAGAAGAAATTAAACTATTAAAAAGAAATTACTCTTTGAGAAATGTGTCTAAATTGACTGGTACGAGTGTAAATACTCTTCGTAAATTAGTCGCTTTAGTATAAATTAACGTAATAGGGTGGCAAAATAATCTATAAGTCGTATATTTGCTTGGAAGAAAGGTAAATCCACCGCGAAAGATACTTCAAATTCAATTTTATTGTAACAAGTTAGGAGCAGGAAGCACGTTCATGTATATGCACTTCCCTGCTCTGTGGATTTTGCATGAACGTGTGAAAATAAGTTGTGCAATGGCATGGCAAATAATCCTTTGTAACAAATGTTTGATGAGGATGAATTGAAAGTTTATGATAAGAAATTTCAAGCAATAGGTATTTTAGACAAAGAAGAACAAAAAAAGATACTGGAGTTCTTCTATACATTAGGTGTTATTACGTTTAACCTTTAATTTAATGATTGATGAGTAAGAAAAAAAGTAAAGAGAAAGTAGTAGAGTTTTCTAAATTGACAAATAAAGTAGCTGCTGTATGGACGCGAGTGTCAACGGAGCGGCAAGCTGATACAAATGGCAGTTTAGAAAGTCAGAGAAGGATATGTACGGAATATGCAGAAAGTCATGCTATTCGTATAAAAAAGTATTATGGCGGTACGAATGAGAGTGCAAAAGTTGAAGGTAAACTATACCGTGAAATGATTGCAGAGGTGGCTAGAGATAAAGAGATAAATATAATTCTTGTCTATTCATTTGACCGTTTCAGTCGGGCTGGTTATGAGGCGATGATGACAAAAGCATATCTCAAAGCTAAAGGAATATATGTGGTGTCTGCAACGCAGGCTACTGACCCAGATAGTGCGGCAGGTGGATTTATGGAAGATGTTATCTTTCTTTTTAATCAGTTTGAGAATAACCTTCGAAAGGATAAATGTATCACAGGTATGGTGGAGTGTTTACGAAATGGCAACTGGTATTCAAAACCTCCGCTAGGTTATGATAAACTAAAAGTAGGTCGAGAACACGTTCTTACAGTGAATGAAAAAGGCAAGATACTGCGTAATGCTTTTATCTGGAAAGCAACAGAGGGGATTAAAGATATAGAAATAGTTCATCGGTTAAAGGGGTTGGGGTTATCCATTGACCGAAAGCATTTAAATAAAATTCTTCATAATCCGTTTTATTGTGGGTATATACAGCATAGTTTGTTGGGTGATGAAATTATAAAAGGTAATCAAGAGATATTAATTGATGAGGCTATATTTAATAAAGTGAATGATATATCGAATGCAGGATATGAACACAAAGAAATTACTGAGCCGTTCCCATTGAAAAGGCATATTATCTGTTCGGACTGTGGTGGCTATTTAACTGGATACACAGTGAAAGCACGTGGACGGGATTATTATAAATGCAATAAGAAAGGGTGTAAAAGTAATCATAGCACAGAGAAACTGCATCAGAAGTATATCAATCTTTTAAATGAATATAATATACCAGATGGACTTATCCCGATACTTACAGACGTTTTAAGAAAGGTTTTTGAAGAATACAATCAAAATAAAGGTGAAACAAAGAAAGTTCTTTTAAAACGGAAAACAGAGTGTGAAAATCGAATTAATACAGTCAAAGTTCGGTTTGGTCTGGGAGAAATTAATAGTGAAATATATACGGCTACTATGAGCGAATTAAATTCGAGATTAGCAGAAATCAGACGAGAGCTTGAAGATGCAGGGAAAAATTTATCGAACATGATGAAATATATCAATCAAACGATTGAAATGTCCTGTAAATTAGGTGGTTTGTGGAGTGATAGTAATTTCTCTAATAGGCAAAAAATACAAAATTTAGTCTATCCCAGCGGAATTTACTTCGACAAGGAAAATGATGATTATCGAACAGAAAACGAGAATGAAGTTTTTAAGATTTTCCGCAGATTTACAGCAAGTTGCGAAGGTGGAAAAGAAAAAGCGACAACCGATTTTGCTCGTTTGTCGCCTTCTGTCGGAATGAGGCGACTCGAACGCCCGACCCCTACGTCCCGAACGTAGTGCGCTACCAACTGCGCTACATTCCGTTTCTGTTTTGCGAGTGCAAAGGTAAGGCATTTTTTTGAAATCAAAAAGAATTTCACAGAAAATTTGTAGAAAATTTGTAGAATCAAAAAATATGTCTACCTTTGCAACCACAAACGAGAAGCTAAGGTTTTTTATTGAATGTGCTGAGAAGTAAGTTCCTATGTGCTTAACCACTGACTTGGTGCCATAGCTCAGTTGGTAGAGCAAAGGACTGAAAATCCTTGTGTCCCCGGTTCGATTCCTGGTGGCACCACCAAAGAAAGTACATAAATGCTTTTCACACATGAAAACCCTTGAATTAGAGATAGTTCAAGGGTTCTTTTTTTACCCTCACTACGCATTCCGCTACATATTTGTGAAGTTGGATTTTGCCAATTCAGTGGCTTTTTTTAAGGCTTTTGAAAAAGCCATAAATATGCACCATACTTCATTGTTTTTCAGCTGTTTGACAATTCCAATCTCCGGTGTGAAAAAGTAATTTTGCACACATGACCGGATGAAGTCGAAAAAGTGAAAGAAATTTAAAAATTCGGTATTTCCCATCAGGATAAAAAAAAGGAATCGAACCCGGGATACAAAAGGCAATTCGAACCTGAGAAAAATGGGATTTTTATGGCTTTTCCACAAGTCCCTCAAAAAAGCCACCGAATTTAACATTTCGCTCCACGTCCTCATGCCATCCGGTTTTGACGAAACAATTGAATGTAACACCTCAAAAAACAAAAGTGATGAAACAAGGAACAATGAACATTCTGTTTTTCGTGCTTAAAACGAAATTGTTGAAAAACGGTGAGGCACCGGTATTGATGCGGATAACCATCAATGGAGACTATGACGATGTACGTATCCAAAGAAGCGTACCCCTGAACTTATGGAACGCCGCCAAAGGATGCAGTAAAGGCAGGGACAGGGCATCAGTGGCACTGAACGCCTATATTGCCGAACTGCACGCACGCGCCTTGGAAAAACACAAGGAACTGGTATTGGAACAGGCCCTGATTACCCCAAAACTGATTCTTAAACGTGTTTTCGGGAAAGACACCGAAATGCGTACACTGCTCGGCACCATGAGGGAAGGCATCAAGGAAATGGAAACATTGGCGGGTATAGACTACTCTCCCGTCACGATCAACCGGTATAAGAACGTGGTGAAGAAATTACAGCTGCTCATCCCCTCTTATTATGGAAAGGAGGATGTCACTTTCCATGAGCTGACACCGGAGTTCATCCGTGCGTTTGACATTTACCTGAAAACGGAGGCGGGACTGTGCCGGAACACGATAGTCCGTTATATGAAATGCTTCAAGAAATTTACCAATATGGCATTGGCAAAGGAATGGATGCGCAAGAATCCCTTTTACGGTTACAAGATGGAGCAGGACGAGACCGATCCGGTATTCCTGACCTACGACGAGTTGCAGACCGTAATGAAAAAGAAATTCACCATTCCACGGCTTGAACTGGTCAGGGATGTCTTTGTCTTTGCGTGCTTCACCGGTCTGGCATTCTCCGATGTTGCCAGTCTGAACAAAGAGAATCTGGTACAGGACAATCTCGGAGACTGGTGGATAAGAAAAGGAAGGGTCAAATTGGAACACCGTAGGAAGGCCTCTTCCATCAGCAATATTCCATTGCTGCCCGTACCCCTGGCCATATTGGAGAAATACAAGGAACATCCGACCTGCATTAAGAAAGGATGCTGTTTGCCCGTCATGTGCAACCAGAAGATGAACAGCTATCTCAAGGAAATAGCCGATTTCTGCAGCATTAAGAAGAATCTGACCACGCACGTTGCCCGTCACACTTTCGGGACTACGGTCACGCTTGCCAACAATGTGCCTCTTCAAGATGTTTCCGTCATGCTCGGCCATGCCTCCACACGTATGACACAGCATTATGCACGGGTCATGAACAGCAGCCTGAAAGAAGCAATGAACAGCGTGAAGGAGCGTCTTGCACAATAAGTATATAAATTCAGTCATTAAGCCGTCCCCCTAGGGATGGCTTTTTTTGTAATCTATAATTCACAATATCCTGCCGTCCTTTCAATTTCTTACCTGCAAATATAGCCATTTGTCGGGTTGATTGCGCAAGGCGGCCCCTTTCAGGGGCTGGTTGGCTAAAAGAAAATCATCCTCGCTTCGCTGCGGTATTTTCTTTTGCCAAGCCTTGCTCAATCCCCGACAAAGGACAGCCCGGCAAGTAAGAAAACGAAAATCCGGCTCCATGGAGCCGATCATGTCAAACTTAAAAAAATAAAGGTATGAACAGAAAGACGACAAGCAAAGGACAGCAGGAAGCCAATCCGGAAATGACGATGTTGGTTTATCGGGAAATGAGCTATCCTGCACGGGAAGTGCAAGGCAAAGATGGAAACTATCTGGTTTCCGTAGAAAGACTGGAACAGGAACTGCTGGATGGCATCAGAAGCCTTGATCCGGCAGCATTCGATTTGGACGAAGAAATCGCTTACTATTGTTCGGACGAAGAGATCCGCCTGTTGACGGACGATGAACTGGAAGAAATGATTTACGGCTGACATTTAAAAAAGTAATGATTATGAATGAAACAACAGCAAAGATCTGCGAGGAACAAGTAGCAGACCTAACCATAGAGAATGCACACAGGGTCACGATGATCCGGAAAAAAGGTACGGACTATCCCCCCGTACCGTTCCTTTTCAGAAAGGAGCATCATGGAATGTCCAATTACACACACCTGTATGGGAATCCGGAAGAACGGAATGAATTGCATTCCAGGGATTTCAAAGACTGGCAAGCCGTAGCATTCAAACATCCTGCCTATTTGGATGATATGTGGAAACAGGCTTGCGACGCATACGCCTGGAGTTCCTTCAATCCGGAGATTCGCGGCGAGACGGACATCATGATCTACGGAGAGGAGCTGCACAACGACCTGCAACTCATGCCGGAAGAGGAACGGGATACATACATCGCCGCCTACCGGCAGAAGTTGTCCGCCCAGCTCTCGGTCCTCTCCCGCTGTGCCAACCCGATGGTGACGGGACGGAGCGGATTTGATTACTACAGGCAGGAAAAAGCGAACAGAAGCTATCAGAACCGTTACGAAGAATTCCGCAATTGGCGGAAAAAAGTTCTTGAAACCGTCAGACGGAAAAAGGAAGCCGCACGACCGGAGGAAGAGAAACAGGAAAAGGCATGGCAGACGCTCAAACGCGACATCAAGAGCAGTGCCGACACCATCCATGGGATTGATACCGGACAATGCCGGGGCTATAGCCGTGCCCTGTTTGTCAGCAGCATCCTGAACAAGGTATCCACCCTGGCCAATCACGGGGAAGTGGAAATCGTCCGTAGGGCCGTGGACTTCATTTCCGAATATAACGCAAGGGTGAAGAAACCCGTAATCACACCGAGAAACAAATTCTTCCAATTGCCGGAACTGGCGGAACGGATGCGCGAAAAGCTGAAAGCGATGCAAAGCCGGGAAAACAAGGAAGTGCCGTTCGAGGGCGGGACACTTGTATGGAACTATGGGGAAGACCGCCTTCAGATCCTGTTTGACAGGATTCCCGAAGACAGCAGACGAAAGGAACTGAAATCCTCCGGATTCCGCTGGTCACCCAAAAACAAGGCATGGCAACGGCAGCTTACCTCCAATGCCCTCGGTGCCGCAAAAAGATTGTTGGACCTTCAAAACATCTGAGCCATGAAAAACGACAATTTGAGATTCATCATTGATTCACGTTGCTTTGACGGAAGTTGCGTGACCGTCATGTCTGATGGGATACATAGTGATTATGGTCACGAAACACTGGAAGAATTGAGGGAAAGGGAAAATAACCCCAGCCTCATTGCCGTGCCCGGGAATGCCATCTGCAAAAAAATGCAGATCCACCTGCAGTCTCTCTGCGCCCCGTTCTGTGAAATTACGGAAGAGGACTATTTTGACTATATGGACACCCAGCCACCCATCCGGCACACCCGGAATTTCTTTTTCATGAGCGAGCCGTATCATGCCGGCATTCACCGGTTCTGCTTCCGGACAGACGGACGGTATTTTACGGGGCTGCGTTCCGTGAACACACCAAGAAAGGATTTGGAACAGCAAATGGACAGACATTACCGGAAGGTCACATTCAAAGGCGGCATCCTCAAAGAAAAACCAATGGGAATATTTGACCATACACGGCATAGTTTCACAGTTATAGTCCCATATCTGTTTCTTGACAAAAATGGAGAGAAGAAATTCATCTGCAACCTGGTGAAAGGTACGGACGAATCCTCCGGCAAGGATGCAAGACAGGAAACAGCCAGGGTTCTCCAAAGCTTGCGCCGCCATCATTTCCTCTACTTCTCCGGCTATGAGGGAAACGACGATATGGGCAGATTCCTGGAAAGAGTGGTGCAAAACAGACATACCCTGTCAGCAAACGGGGATTTTCTGCAATATCCCACCAACCGAGAGTCTGTGTCTTTCGCCGGAACGGTCAAAGAAACAGGGGAAAAGTTCTTTTACCGCATCTACGACCTGGAACTGTTCCATTACCTGCTGTACAAGCTGCGGAGTATCAGAATGGAAAAGAAGGAAGTGCAGGCTTGAATCAGTATGCAGGATGGGTTCCCGGCAGGGTTTCCATCCTGCACATGTATCAGAAATCCAACAAAAAAAACGCAATATGAACCATACAGACTTTTACGCCCGGATAAGGGCTATCAAAGAAATGGAATACAGGGAATTGTATGCAGCCATAGAACTGCATGGAGCTTCCTATGAATGGAACAGCAATGATGGGGAATGCCCCGTCATTGCTGTCAATACAGGCAGCGTACAACTGGCTCCGGCTGATGTGCTGATTTGCAGGGTTACCATTGAGAACGGCAACTTGCGCCTCTATGGTGTGGAGAATGAATACGGGAATGAGGTAAACTTCCGGCCGGATGAAGCCTTTGCCGGACATCTGTCATATATCATAGATTGTTTGCCGCCCGTCAACGGAGTGGATGATGTGACAACATTAAAGACAGAGGAGGAAGCGGTATGAAGAAGGAAAAACAATCCTGGACGGACTATGTTCCTCATTCGGTCAGCCTCTATTACGTGGACTACCGGGAGAATTTGGACAGCCATGATGATTTGCAGGAGCAGTGCATCCGTCGGAACAGTCTCAGTCCGTTGGAAGAACAAATCCTGGAGTGGTATGCCGATCAGGAACATGGCAACCTGCAAGGGTATCTCTCGGAGATACGGAATGAGATGGAAGCGGACGGGAAATCCGCCGAATATATCCGACATGAGGAGAAGATAAAAGACCTGCTTTACGAACGGAACAATACCGATCCGGCAGAAGAACTGATAGACAATTCCGCTGTAACCAATATGTTCTACTCCCTTGGAGTCGAAATCGAGGGCTATGTGTATGGGGGCTGTGGGCGCGGAGAATCCGAAACGGTCTCTCTTCATAAAATCAGACGGGCGCTTCAACTGAAGGAAGGGCTGTTTACCGATGAACTCCATGAACTTCTGTTCAATGCTCCGTACGGTGGCGAACTCCTCATCTATTTCAATGCCATATTCTCCAGACTGATTACGGGAGATACTTCACATGATTTCAAGCGCATCCGATTCTATGGAGGTGTCATTGTTGCTATTGTAGACAGCCGGAATGGTGCGGGGTATCATGTAAGTCTTCAGACTGACATCACCCTTCCGTTTTACAGGGACAATCTTTTTGTGGATTCTCAGGTACATTATTCCTATGCGAATGAAATTTGCGGGTTGTTGAACAGCTGGTGTGATTCCACCCGTTGGGAAACCGGAATGATGTCTCTGGAAGTCACTTTGCAGAAGAGTCACATAAATGAATATCAGAAGCAGGAAGCTCTTTATGAAAAAAGGTTTCGGGAAGGCGGATGTACTTTTGGAGACATGAACCATAAACGCCACAGAGATACCTATTATATAAACAGCTTCCCATGCGGTACCAAATGTCCGCATTGCGGCACGTTTTGGATTGACTGAAAACAGACGAGTCTTTTACACATCTTGAAAATGAATAAAACTATGGATAATCAAAGAACAAAGATGCTGGGTGAGAACCTGACGCACTACAGAAATCTTCAGGAGAACGGCTCTGTAAACCTGATCGAATTTCACACAACCGACAACCGGAAATTCGGCATCGGAAATCCGGATGCCATCAAGCTGTTGCTCTCGGCAGCCGTTACCGAACTGGAACGCCAGCTCCATATAGCGCAGTCCGGAGGTTTACCGGAACGGTTGGAACAAAGCCGGGAGTATAAGGCGGCAAAGGCACTGGAACAGGCACTGAATGATACGGGATTCAGTCCCGAACGTTTTGCAGAGACACTCCCGTTTTTCCATAAGACCTTGGAACAGACATTTTTCAAAACAATAAAGGTATGTATCATCGCCATGGCAAAACGTGAGTCGTGCCGGATTGACAGCCGAAATCAAGCGTCTTACGAAATGTGCCGGATGCTCGCGCCCATGCTGGAAGATACCGACTTACCCTTTATTTGACGACATGGAATTCAAGTATGACCGAAAAGCGGACTCCAGTGCTGAAAAGCCGGAGTTCGCTTTTTCATTGTTTAACAGATAAAACACCAAAGTTATGAAAATCCTGAATGAAGAACATTTCGAGAACGTAAAGCGCTATGCCGAATCCATTGGTGACACCTCACTTCAAAAGTGCTTGGAACGGTTGAAGAGTTGGGAAGGGAATCCTGACTATCCCAGTGAGATTTCACTCTACTATGACCATGCCCCATACTCGTTCGGCTTTACCCAGCATTATGCTGATGGAAGAATAGGTATCATAGGAGGTCTGCTCTATCACGGAATACCGGACAAATCATTTGCCGTAACATTGCAGCCGTTCCACGGATGGCAGATACATACCTGAAAAACATGAAACTTGACAATGACCGAAAAGCAGACTTCAGAACAGAGAATCCGAGGTCTGCTTTTTCATTTCTTGCTGTAAAGATAGCCGTTTTCCGGGCTGATTGTGCAAGGCGGCCCCTTTCAGGGGCTGGGTTGGCTGAAAGAAAATCATCCTCGCTTCGCTGCGGTATTTTCTTTCGCCAAGCCTTGCCGCAATCCCCGGAAAACAGACTGGAAAGACATCAAGAAATAAAAATGCCTACCCATGTAGGCCGATGTTTTACTTAAAAAAGAACAGATATGGAAACACTGGATTATAACCAGCTGCTGCTTGTCTCCCTGTGGCAATACAACCACCACGGGGATGAAGGGCTGACTCCTGCACTTTTCGAGGAAACGTTCGGAAAGGTCTATGGAAGTCACTATTACGAAAAATGGACCGGCTACTTCAATCGGAATCTCTGGGACATGATTGCCTATTTCAGAAGCGAGAAGAAGAACGGACAGAAGTTCTGCGACATGGTTACTCGTCAGGTCAAATTGTATCAACAAAAACGATCTCAATATGAAGTACGGTAATTTTTATGACCTGGAAAGTCTGACTCTGCTCAACAGGCATGAAGGGTGTGCCTGCTCCATAAAGGAATGTGATGTGGAGAAGGTGAACCGGCTGATTTCAAGGATGCGGGAGGACAGGGAAAGAGTCGGTTTACCGACTGCAGGAGACGTTGTCACTTATATCACCCGTGGCGGTGACTATTATCCGCAGGCACACATTGAAAGGGGCGATGACCGGGAAGTTCATATCTGCCTTCTCCCACAAACACCTTTTTGCCATGAAAATGAAAAGTGTACCGGTTACAATACGGAAGGAGGCCCTTGGGTTACAACCGATCCGGAATTGCTGATTCCCGATGGCATACGCAGCAAACAGTTCCGGATGTGGGGGCATACCGGAAGGCACAGGAACGGTGCCGTCCTCTTCCACACATTCGTCAGGGCATGGAAATACACGGAACCCGATCCTCTGTACGGAAAGTACACCACAAAAGAATGGACGAGATACCTCATCGAGTGTCAGCCGGATATTGAACCGGCTGATGCCTTTGTCTATCGGAATGAGGCATTCACCCTTTACTCGCGGGAAGAACTGGAACGGCTGGTCGGGATTCTGCACGGAAAGCTTTTCAACGGATTCCGTCCCGGTCTGTTCATACTCTGGGCATACCGTATGGAATGGAAGGAACTTCCCACATGGGAATGGAACATGCTGAAAGCGGACACCCATCTCTCTTTCCTTGGCATTTCTCCCGTCAGGATACAGACTGACCATAAAAGACATATAGTAACAATCTATAAAAAATCAGAGTAATATGGCACCATACAACACACCGCAGGCGATACGTCCGCTTGAGAAAATGGTCTGTGATTTCGCCTATTCGAACGGCTACGATCCGATATCCGTTTTCAACGATTTCCTGCGTTATGTCATTCACGGGTTCTCTCCCGGCGCACCGCCCCTTATGGACTGGAAATACAAACGGCAGCAGAACAGGCATTTTATGGAAATGCTTACCGGATGGATACGGCTCATGCAGCGGGAATTGCAATCCGGCGGATGGTTTGATGCGTTCGGTGACCTCTTCATGGCAATATCCTCCAAAAGCGGTCGGCAGGTGAACGGACAGTTCTTCACTCCGCCGGATATCTGCGACCTGATGGTTTTATGTACCGATTCGGGGGAGACAGCGATAGGAAAACGTATCTGTGACCCGACATGCGGAAGCGGAAGGCTGCTGCTGGCATATCATGTACGCCACCTGGGTAATTATCTGGTTGCAGAGGATGTCAGCCGTACCTGTTGCCTGATGACCGTTTGCAACATGCTCGTACATGGCTGCATAGGTGAGGTCATCCACCATGACAGCCTCTGCCCCGAAAACTTCATGGACGGCTGGATGGTAAACCATACGCTGACCCAGACGGGCATTCCCTCCATTCGCCGGATGAGTGAGGAGGAATATCGGACAAGCAGGAACATGTCCGTTGACCTGCTCAGAAAGCGGAAAGAGAAATTGCGCCAAATGCAGCCTGGCAAGAAACAATTGCCATATAAACAACAGAATTTATAAACAATAAACCGAATGATTATGAAACTGAATGTTAGCAACGAATTGAAATCCCGCCTGACCCATGCGGCGGAAAACGGAAGTGTAATAGCCAAAGATATCCTTTCGGAAGTAAAAAAGAATGTACCGGTGGAAGAAGTCATACGGGGGTCCTACAATTTTTTCTCCACCAAACGCAAACGGACGGAAACCGGCACGTTCAAGAAAATCCGGATCGTGTTCACGGCATGCAACAAAGACTTGGCCCATCCCAATTTCCCGGACCGGAACAATCCGCAGGCACCCTGGTTTCCGGAGAACCGGACAGATCTGGAACCGTCCACGTTTATCGAGCTGTTCAAAAATCTGGGACCGTACCAGCCCGATGAAATCAACTATTTCTGCAGCGCCATCTCGCTGGACAGCAAGGTCACAATCAGACTGCATGACAGTATGAACGATTTTATGGAGGCTTATCTGGAAAGCAACTATAGTCCCATATCTGACGGTAGCGAATCCAGCCTGCACAACTCCTGTATGAGATATGAAGACAAGGCCCGTAATGCAGCGGATTTCTATGCCAATTTCGCAGGAGCCAAAATACTCGTGGCAAAGGATGACAGCAGCAATGTGGTCGGACGGGCCATTGTATGGAACGAGATAACATTGTGGAAATCAATAAACACACCGATTGCCGCCTCCCTGCTGGATCGTATCTATTCCTCACACGCATTCGTCGTCGAACTGATCCGCAAGCAGGCGCAGGAGGCAGGCATCCTGTTGCGACGCAGATACAACGATTATACACATACAACGGATTTCACCGTACTGAATCCCATTGAGGGGCAGGAATGGGCGGCCGGAGATAATATACAGGTTTCTTTGACGGTGAAAGTGCCCGCCTGCAGGTGGCACAAGAAAGGGGTGCCTTACCTCGACACGTTCTACAGCCTCCATCTGACGGACGGTAACCTGGAACTGAGAAATACGGAGGGCGACACGAGCATAGCCACCTGCCGGAGCACGGAAGGGTGTGCAAACAGGAAAAAATATGTATGTCCCAAATGTGGGAAGATACATACCTTCCCGGATGCGGCATTCTGCAAGAACTGTCAGGATATGTACTATGTATCTACCGTGTTTGGGAAAGTCCTGAAAGGATTATCAGTGGAATATAAAGGAAAGAAATATCCGTCTTTCCTCTTTCGTAAAGGGCGTCCCGTACCGGAATTCAGACGATACCTGCAAATCGAAAAATTGTTCATTTCCTAAAATATCATTATCATGGAAAAACTAATGGCTCTTTACGGCATTTCTTCCCCCTCTGGCAGAGAGGGGAAGATGGCTAAATTCATCATAGAGGAACTCAAAAGGATGGAGATTCCTTTCCGGCAAGACAGGTACGGAAACATCTATGCGGTCAAAGGCAACCGGGAAAGCTACCCCTGTGTCGTGGCGCACATGGACGAGGTACACCGGCGCAAGACAGGCTCTTATGCAGCCCATCTTGTGGCGGACTCGATGATTGTCGGCTATGATCACAAGCGTAAACGGATGACCGGAATCGGTGCGGATGACAAGAACGGCATCTGGATCTGCCTGAAATGCCTTGAGGATTGCAAGACGGTGAAATGCGCCTTCTTCGTACAGGAGGAGGTGGGATGCATAGGCAGCAGCCATGCCGATATGTCCTTCTTTTCCGATTGCCGGTTCGTGATTCAGTGTGACCGGAAAGGGAACGGAGATATGGTAACACAAATCAATGGGATGAAGCTCTGCTCCAACGAGTTCATTTCAGCTATAGATGTCCGGAAGTACGGCTACAAGCCGGCACAGGGACTGAATACAGATGTGGCGGCTTTGAAAAGAAATGGTCTGGAAGTATCCTGCATCAATCTTTCCTGTGGATATTACGAACCTCATACGGACAACGAATATACCGTCGTGGCTGATCTTTGCAAGTGTTACCGCTTTGTCCGGCATATCATCTGCTGCCACAAGGGAACCAGCATGCATATACCGGAAGCGGGAAAAAAAACTTTCCCCGGATATTATGAACTGTTCGGGCTGACCGGATATAGCGAAGAGGATTATATCCGTTTGTCAGAAGAAACATACATGGGACATGCTAAAACAACCAAGACAAGTTCTAAGAATAAATTCTGATTCATCAACATTAAAAACATAGTATTATGGAAACAACAGTAATGCCGGCAACTGCATCGGTACAGAAACAGCAGGGCCTCAACCAGGTAGTCATTAACAAGGTACAGCGGATGATAGAAGGCAGGCAAGGCGGTGTCATGGACACCATCAACCGTCTGCTCAGTGAGGGACGGATCGCGCAGGATTTCATCGCTCCCATCGGGGTAAGCCAACGTAGCAAGGAACGCCCCGTTATCTCTTTCAAAGCGGAAGGAAGGGTACAGATGGCAATGCCCGAAGGGAACTTCAACCTGCACGGCAACGCCATAAGCCAGATTTCGGAGAAGATGGGCATTCCCGCCAAATACCTGCGCGAGCTTTCCGCCGGGGATGTTTGGCAGAAACAGTTGTGCGCCACCATCCTGAACGAGCATTCGGGATGGACCGAGCGTACACGGGTACTGATACGGGCGGTAGGAATGGAAGTCCGGGGCGTATTGTCGGACTCCTACCGTCGGCTGAACTCGGTGGATATCCTGACCGCTTTCATCCGTGAGGCGGGAGGACAGGGAGCGGTCGTGTCCGATGCCTATATGAACGACACGAAAGTATGGTGTGAGACAATCCTGCCCACTCCGATAGAGATACCCACCCGTAAGAACGGAACGGTCATCATCTTCGCAGGAGCACGCTTCTCCACATCCGACTATGGCAACGGATCGGTCGATATGCGGTCGTTCCTGCTCAACGGGGCGTGCCTGAACGGGATGGTCAGGGAGTCCGTCATGCGGCAGATACACCTTGGAGGCCGACTGCCGGAATCCCTGTCCCTCTCCCAAAAGACCTACGAACTGGACACGCAGACCACCGTATCGGCTGTTTCCGACCTGACCAAAGGACTGTACAGCAAAGACACCATCATGCAGAAGGCCATCGAAATTCAAGGAGCATCGGAGATAGACGTGGATTTCGACAAGGAACTGAAGAATCTGGTGCAGAAAGGAGCCTTGTTGAAAAACGAAGGACGTGAGGTCGAGAAACTGCTGATGAACAACAATCCTGACGACGGAGTTACAGGTGGGGCCACGCTATGGAAACTGACACAGGGAATCACCGCCTTTGCAAGGGAACAGCAGCCGGAACGCTGCCGGGAACTGCATGAAATTTCGGGACAGCTGATGAACCGGGTAAAGATAAATTAAGAGAATAACAACCGAATTGTATGACAAGGGCGGCCGTGAGTCGCCCGTAAAGCAGAAGAACAATGGGAAATAATATAGTGTGCAGCAGATGCGGATCGGCCAATGTCAGGTGTGAGGCAATGGTAAACCCCAACACAAAAGGGTTCGACCACTTCACGGACGAAGCTTTTTATTACGGGTGGTGCGAAAACTGCGGATTGGGAGTTGCCCTGACCGACAAGGAGGAAATCCGGAACGAAATTTTGGAGAAATACCACAGGTTCAAGAAAGAGAATGCTTGTGAGCCACATTACGCGAATTGCCGGATTGTCCAAAGGGACAGCGGTCAGGTCAAGGATGTAAGAATTATGCTTTCACCGGACACCGGTATGGCCGATGACGGTATTTTCTTTTACTGCCACACATTGGAAAGGCTTATTGGGCTGTCCGTTCCCGGCAGGGAAAGTTTCACCCTTACGGAATGTTTCGGTTTTGCCTTGCTGACAGACAGGGAAAAGATGGAACGGCAGGTATTTAAACATGAAGCGGACGGAAAGCCCGTTATCGTAACAGGCAGGGAAGTGCTGCTTTTCTATGGGGAGCACTATGGTATAAGACCGGAAGAATTGAAGCAATACGCAACGGAGTATTGCTGCCATATCAAACATTACAGGGAATATGGATATCCGTTGCTGGACAGGTCTCTCGTGAAAAAAATGCTGGAGGAAGAGGAACGGACTACAAAAGGGGAAACACGCTCATTCACCCTGCGGATACACTTTCCTTGGCATGTGAAAATCACCAAAGAGGATAATTCTGAATATGCCCCATACAGATATGCCTTGAATGCCTATTGCCTGGACAATCCGCAATGTTTTAACCGCAGATACACCACTTTGGAGAAAGCCTTGCTCCATTGTCTGAATGGATTCAATGAAAATGCCACAATCAAAGACCGGTATCATTCAATAGGGGAATACTTGCTGCAAAAGTAAGAACAGCAGACAAATACATCTTAAAACAGAAACGTCACAAGGTGATGTATATCACATCATACCTGTGGCGTTTCCGTTTTAGCCACTTCCCGGTTCTTGATTCTGCTCGCTTTGGGAATCTGCATCTAATATGGCAATTGGGGTCTTTTCCTTATTTAATTGAAAAATAGGCAATTGCTATGCCCAATATAATGGCACATACAATACTTCCCAGTACTATAAAGAGATAGTTGGGATAATGAAACTCAAGGTCCATATAAGGTATATGTTTTCGTTTTACATATTTACTCCATAGCCAAATAATATATTTGCCTATACTTTCCAGTCCTACAATATCAATCATTATTATTGTCTTTTGAATATTCATTCTATGGTTCGTTTTAGAAATAAACTGCCATTTATAGTTTTCCGTTGCTCTTAGAGATCTTTTGTCAGTCTGAATAACGCATATCCTATTATGATAAATAATATTCCTGCAATAATGCCAACTATCCAGAATAGTTTTATTGGATATTGAAATATAATATCTTCATATTTTATCTTTTTTTTCTGTGTATGATTATGCCAAATCCAAACTAAGAATTTCCCAACGTGATAATATATACCAGGTGCACTCATTATTACTTATTGTTTTTGTTGTTTAATGTATCTGTTGAAGTTTTATACCAATTAAAATGTTCTTCCGAGGTGTCATTCCAAAAGTTGAAAGTTTCTATCATGTCAATAAATGATACACCTTCTTCACTCATTTTGAAACGTTGTTTAGCCTGTTGAAACATTTTTCCAGCCTCTTTTTGCCATCCTTGTCCTTTTGGCTTATAAAGATTTTGTTTATACATTGAAGATTTGACATAAGCATTATAACCATTAAGACCACTATTTATTTTACTGCAAGGTCCTAAAATTCTTAGTGTTCCTCCAATGAATGCTGTGGGCGCAAAGTCCATGAATGCTTGTGCCCTTTCTTGTGGTGTTTGAGAAAAACCGCCAAGTGTATGTCCTGTAATCCAAATTACAGGGGCATTAACCCCATCATAAAAGAATTTTGTGAATAACCTTAGCCCTTCTCCTAGAATGTTTGAAGAAGGAGAGTTTATATCCATTTCAAAAGCTGCCAATCCCCTCAATTCTTTTATTTCACCATGGTAAACCTGTCTTGGTATATCTATAATCCTTCTTTCCGTTATGTCAATTATTAATAACCTTTGTCCTGTGGATATAGAATACTCACTTGACAGGTCATTCCATCTTTTTAATTCTTCAACGGTAACATCAAACATTTCTGCAATATATACTAAGGTATCTCCTTCACACACTACATATCTTGCGCATCCATTTTTGCTAAATAGCCCTCTGAGGCTTTTTTTTATCATTTCCTTTGAGGTATCAATGCATTGGATTTGAACAATGTTAGGTATGCATATTTGGTATGGCAATATATTGTCATTCATATCTATGACTGTTCCATCTGTATCCTCGTAATAATCCTGATATTGCACATAAGCATACCCTTCTCCTATTACAAATCCGGTATACGGAATTCCTTTTGTTTTATAATCCAGAAAATCTTCTCTGCTTATAAAAATATTATTGTATTGGCTCATAGATGGATATAATTAAAATTATGGTGTATTATTTTAAACGAATCTGATAAAATATTCGCAAATATCAAATAATTTTAAGTGTTTTCTATACATTTTGATTGCTAATCTTTCTAATCACCTCCATATTCCAAAAAGTTTACCCAATTAATCATCATACAAATCCTCTACAATATTATTAGTGTATATAATACTATTTATTGTTATTAAATATATACAATTCACTCGGCATTAAGCAATTATTGGATTATATATTTGTCTAAAAACAATTGGTCTGAATCTCGGCTGTGTGTATCAAACATTGGAACAGGAACAGATAGTGTACCATAAATAGGGGCTAAATAACCAAGAAAAAATAGCCTAAAATAAAGTGTATTATAATGTTGTAGCCTCTCTATGGATTCATTATCATTTTGGAATAAAGCAATATAATCATATCTATTAGTTTTTTTACTTGGATATATATAAATACTCTCAAAAACAGAATCTTTTCCTATTTCTAAAATAGACTGATAGTCTTTTCTTTCTATAAAAGGAGATAAAAAAGCTATTTTTGGAGCACGAGAAAAATCTTCCAATTTTTTGTCTGAATTAAATTCTAATACATATACTGGATAATTTTTGTTATATGGTATTATGCTATGAATCTCATCGGCATTAACTTGCCTAAATGAAAGTAGGGTAATACTTGGTATTTGACATGTTCGATAATAGTTGTAAAGTCCATTTGCTGAATACAATAAAACTATCAAAGCAACAATAATCCATAAGAAATGATATTTTCTTGTTTTGACTACATACCCAATAATACAAATAGAAGTAATACTAACAATCAAAAGGCTAAATATAAGATATAAAATGCCCATATCATTTATTTAACAATGTCCTCTATTAATAAATCTAATGCTGACTTATCTTGTAATATATTCTCCATAAACATCCTAAGGACTTCTGCATGAGAACATTTACTTTCATAATATATCGTTGGTCCGTTCTTGGGAAACCAACGTTCTCCAAAATCAGCAACTTTATCTGATTGGTCTTCATAAATTGGATTACATGAGATATTAATCCAAATTTTAGCACCTGGATTTGCTTCCGGTTCTTTATAAATATCAGAACCTACATATACAATTACCCCTTCTCCCACAGGATCTAATGTAACAAGCATCCTAATGTTATACCCATTATTAACAAGATGTTTACATAAATGAGCAGAATTCCATCCCCCTAAACTATGACCTACTATATAAATAGGAATATCTTTACTTGCTATTTTATCTATCACATTCTTTTTTATATCATCCTCGCCCCTTATCTCTTCATAGCCTAAATATTCGATATGGGGTGATATTAAACTATATGCTGCTATTCTTCCTTTAAAAACATGTAAAATACTATTTTTTACTAATTTCGTAGGACCATAACCATAGTAACTATTTTTATCCCCTGCACCACCTATGAAAAAGACTATAATTTTCTTCTCTGCATTAATTATAGCACTACCATTAGTTTGTTTAGAAGTTATCTTAATACGTACCAT